AATAAACAAGAAATTCCACCATTACCAATAGTGAATAATAATGAAAAACTCGAAGAAAAAAATAAATTATTAGAGAAGAAGATAGAATTATTGGAAACACAAATAAGCTCTTTTAAAAATGGTTCGTCAAATAACATGTTAACTCCTAACATAATAATGGAGGGTTCAGATGGAACAAAGAAATCATTATCTCCAAATGAAGTGGTTAATTTATTAAAAGAGAAAGAGGGTTCTTTAATGAATATGCATGCAAATTTAATGCAATCAATAGAGATGTGTAATAAAATAAGAAGTGAAAACGAGTTATTAAAGGAAAAGGTATCCTTATTAGAACATGTGAAAACAAAACTTGAGACTAAAATAGAGCAGAATGTTACAAGTAAGATTCGAGAAAGAGAAGTGATTGAATTACCAATAAACGATTAAATTAGGAAATATATGTTTTACACCTTAGGTGAATTAAGTTAGCACAAATATAATAAAAAAGATAAATTTTTTATTATATATTTTTATAGTAGTGAAATGTTACCACGATAACTTTCATGATTTATATTTATTAGTTCATTTTTAATATTTTCGGGCAAATTATTAATAAATAAATTTAAAGCATAATAGTCAAAATTGTTTCTAGAAATTTCGTGTAATTTTTCATAAGCCTTATTATCTTTATGCTTTCTTAAAATAGTTTGGACGGCTTCTGTTAATACGTTATAATTAGTAAGTAAATCACTATAAATTATATCCCGATTAATGTCAATTTTATCCAATCCTTTAATAGTAGATGTATATGAAATATATGAATATGCAATAATAGTTCCAATATTTCTTAATATAGTACTATCAGTTAAATCTCGTTGTAATCTAGAAACAGGTAATTTTCTGGTAATACCTTCAATAATAGAATTAGCAATATGGATGTTTCCTTCACTATTTTCAAAATGAATAGGATTGACTTTTTGTGGCATAGTAGATGAACCAATTTCATCGTTTACTATTTTTAGTTTTAAATAACCTTTTGAAATATATAACCAACAGTCAATATTTAAATCGTTGATAATACAATTAATAGTTTTGATCTGGTTGAAAATATTACATAAGTTGTCATAATTACTAATTTGTGTGGTATATTGTTCTCTCTTAAGACCAATAATATCAATAAATTTGTCAGCAAATAAATTCCAATTTAATTTTGGATAAGCATAATAGTGAGCATTAAAATTACCAATAGCACCACCAAATTTAGTAGTAAACTTCATATTAGTTAAATTATTAAGTTGTTCTTGTAGTCTATAAGAAAAAACGAATAATTCTTTGCCCATAGTGGTAGGTACAGCAGGTTGTCCATGTGTAAATGATAACATAGTATCATTTTTAAATTGTGATGAAATTAATTCAATTTTAATTAATAGATTAGATATAATAGGAATAAAATCATTATTCATACAATCTTTAAGAGCAAGTATATTAGCACTAGTATTAATATCTTGTGATGTAAGTCCAAAGTGAATAAATGAAATATAATTATTGTATCCAAGTGTAGTAAATTTTTGTTGGATAAAATATTCAAGTGCTTTAATATCATGTTGTGTAGTTTTTTCGATGTTTTTAATAAAATGATAATCAGTATCAGAAAAATAACTCCATATATTCATGATGGAATTTCTATCTGTATCATTAATTAATGATAATTCTGGAATAAATTTACTTAATTCACAGAAATATTTCAATTCAATAAATAAGCGATATTTAAAAAAATTAAATTCAGAGAAATAATTAGATAGACTCTTAGTAATATAGTTATATCTTCCATCGATAGGTGAAATACAGTAATGTTGATAATTATTGGGTATATTAGAAATATTATGTTGTACAGTAGTAGTATGATTATCTTTATCTTCTAAGTGGGTATTATTAATATGTAAATTATGTTTATCTTTATCTTCTAAGTGGGTATTATTAATATGTAAATTACGTTTATCAGACTTTATTATAGTACTCATATGTATAATAATATAGTTATATTTTTATATTATTATAGATTAATCATCATAATCATCATCAAATACATTTTCGTCACTAGTGTCAATAGATAAATTAAAAAAATTGATATATCTAGTGATTCTATTAATATCTAACTTAGCGATATCATAATTTTCAAATAAATTATTAATTTCATTATCAGTTAAATTATTGTTATTAATATTTGAAAAAAAGGAAAGTAAATCGTTTTTATCCATCATAAGTTGTTGAGTTAAATTAAAAATAAATACAGAATTGTTAAATTCGGTAGAATATTTAGTTAGAACCTTTGTAAAACGAACACCATCATCGTCTTTAGGGTTGTATTTTATGTTATCAATATGTTTATGTAATAGATAATTATTATTAAATGTTTTTAAAAGTGATGTCATTTCATTAAACTGCCATATTTGCTTCTGGAAAGTAATCCTATCAATATAATCAGCAAAACAAATATTATCTAAAAAGGCATTATATAGTGGAATATTATTATTCTTTTTTTTCTTAGATATAATGTCAACAATATTTTCGTGCCATAATAGTGCGATAATAGTTCTATCAGTTTCTGATATAATTTCATTATGTGATTTCAAAGAATAGTGTGTGTTAAATAAAGTAATAATAGTATTTTTAATATCATCGATGTATGATTTTGTTTGTAATGTTTTAAAAATATTGGTTTCTCTGAAGAAATTAGGTTTTTTAATATATATGTTATAAAGACTAGAAATTTTACGTAAATCATTTTGTGAATAGGAACAAATTGTATTTTTCATATCGTCATCTACAGTAGGCATTATTTTGTGTATAATTTCTTGTATTTGAGAATTAGTTGGTGTTTTTATTTCAAACGTATTACATACTTTCATAAGTTCCTTGATTTTTTTATCGATATGATAGTTTCCAATACATATAATAGGATTATAACTGTATTCTTCAACTTTCTGTTTCTTGGTTTTTTTTGGTCGTATGATTTTGATTAATGAATTGATACCACCTTTATCGCCGTTATTCATTCCATCAATTTCGTCCATAATAATACATATTTTTTTACTTGTTTTATTAAACATAGTCATAACATTATTTTCTGACATATTATGCTTAGTAATTGTTTCAATAATACTTTTATTTCTAACATCAGATGCATTATAATTAATAATGTCATAGTTTAATTCTTTTAAAATATTATTTATGAGACAAGACTTACCTGAACCGGGATTACCATAAATATAAAAGCCTCTTTTAATAGTAATAGAATTTTTATTTTTTTCAAAATCTTTTAACATATTTTTAATATCATTAATAACGGTTTCTCTGTTTAAAATTGAATTTAATTTTATATATTCCATAATAGTAATTGGTTAGTTTTTTTAATACAATTTTTACTTAATTAATTATTATTATTAAAAGTAAGTAGTAAATTTCTACAGTTATTGGCTTGATATTTAATACATAATTGTGTGAAAAGATGATATAACGAATTATATTTTTGTTTTAAATAAGTAAGTTTTTTCTTTTTGTGAATTTTGTCTTTGATATAGTAAACGTATAAATTGAATATAAATTTCATATCATATGTTATTAATTTTCGAGCATATGTAATTTCATCTCTGATATTAGAATAAATGTATTTATAATGAAAATTAATGTAATTTTCTTTAGTTAGATATATTTTTACAGTAACAGGAATAAAAAAATATATGTGTCTTTTTAATTCATTAGGGAGTTTATTAAGTAATCTAAAATAATTATTACACATTTAATATTATATAATTAATAATATTAAAATATTACAAATTTTTTAAACATCACATAAATCTCGATTATTTGTAATTCCATCCCATTTAATACCTAATTCATCAGCCCATTTTTGTTTTTCACACTTACCATTTGCTCCTGAAAACTTTGGATCATTTTCAAATGAGAATTTATCACATGTACTATATGTACTAGTAGGATACATAGGGCATGCTGTATCACTTGCATTTCCTAAATCATTTACATTAACACAGGATCTTGTTTGGTCATCAAATCTCCAGAAATCAGGGCATGAAGCTATAACAGGGGGCCACTTAGCACTACTTATTGAGCTACGAATAGATAACCCGATAACTATTAATGCAATTATTAATATAACGATGGCTGTGTATAAAACACTATATTTGAAACTATCCATATAATATATGATAATAAATAAAAATAAAATAAAATAGGAGTATAAATATTATATTAAAATTAAAACGATAATTTTTTATAAACTTATAGTATATAATGTCAAATAAATATTTAGCCAACGGAAGAGTAATATTAAAAGATGACCAAGGATCGAAACAATTTGAATTATACGATAAAATTCCAACAAAAACGGATGATTATGTAGAAGCGATGACAGGTAATTTTTATGATACAATTTTATCTAAAGCATTTTTTTCAGCAGAAAATCAAAATATAATACAAAATGGAATAAGAGCAGGTGTATATAAAAAATCAAACAACGAGTTTATTATAGCTAAACAAAATACAGATAGTTTAAAAATTATAATGAGAAGTGTGTTTTTACAAAATTCTGTGAATTTACCAACAAATATTACAGGACAAATATCAGCTTTGAATAAAATAGTAATAGATTACTGTGTTAATGATATATACGGTGAAGCAAAAAGTTACATTAAATATAAACATGATTTAACCACTCTAGTACAACCTTTAGATAAACCAGCACAAAATGATAGAGATTATAAACACTTGGAATTATGGCGATCACCTCTTTAAAAATCGAAATTATCTTGTGTATAAAAAACAAAATCATTATTTTGTTTTAGTTTAATTAAATATTTAATTACTTTAATTGAATGAATAATATTATTGAGATAGCGCATAGAGGTAACTCTCATTATTATAAAGATAATAGTATTCAATCATTTACGAGTGCTTTAGATGAAAAATTTGATATGATAGAATTAGATATTCAATTGTGTAGATCAGGTGAAATAGTTGTTAATCATGATTTATTTATAGATTACAACTTTATAAAAAATATGGATTTAAATGAAATACAAGAAATAGATTCAGATATAATAACATTAAAACAGTTTTTTGAAATACCTAGAATGAAAGATATTGATGTATATCTGGATCTAAAAGGTGATATTAAAATAGCAAAAGAGGTAGTAAAATTTATAAATGTGAATAATTTAAATAAAGATAGAATTTTAATAGGTAGTTTTAACCTAAAACATTTAGATATTATACACACTTTAGATATAAGTATTAAATTAGGTTTTATAACAGATAACAATTTATCAGATGCATTATATTTTGAATTATCTAAATTGAACTACTTGTATTTTATAGCAGTTAGTTGGAATATGTTGGATATAGATACAATTTCTTTATTAAAGTTACAAGGGATAAAATTATTCGTATTTACATGTGCAAATGAATTGATATTGTCACATATATTAAATTATCAAGTAGATGGTATAATAAGTAATTTTAAAATAGTAACAAACAGTTGATTATTATAAAAACTATAGTGTTTATAATAATTATTATTTTAGTTTAAATACCATCATATAATCATCATTTTTATTTGTATCTTTACGTGTATCATAAATAGTAATATCGAAATTAGATCTAATCTCGTTTTTATTGTGGAATGGTGTTAGTTCAGATAATAGTTTTATATTGTTAGGTTGTATACATTCAATTACATATATACCTCCCCTTTTCAAGTAAGTAGATAATATGTTAAAAGATGTTACTTGATGATTTAAATCGTGACTTCCATCATCAATAATAACATCCATCTGTTTATTAATATCGTTATTCATAAGGTTTTTTAGTTGTTGTTCATTAGATTGATCACATACAAAAGTATGTATTCTATCTTCATTAATAATCATTGCTTCTTTGAAAATATCTATACCATAAATATCAGCATTAATAAAACAGTCTCTCCACATTCTTAAACTGTTACCAGTTTTATAACCAAATGTTGTTATAATGCCATTTTTTCCACCCATTTGACCTTTTTCTAAACAACCGATGCCGATCTCTAATACATTTTCGACATCATCGATATCAAATTCTTTAAAAATTTTATTGTAACTACTTATAAAATTATGGCCAAAAATGTGTCGTCCATCTTTAAATCTCATAACTTTATCAAGACCATAATCGATAGCACATTTATTTAAAGAAAAATGTTCGGATTGTGGAATTTTCGAATTTTTAAGTAATTTTAATTGTTTTCTTAACGACTTGTTTTCTTCGTATAAATCATTATATTTCTCTTCAAATTCACTCAGACGTTTAAATTCACATTCAATTTCCTTTGTGCTTTTATGGAATTTATCAAAATCAAATATTTTTTTGTTTGAATCCATATTATTTATATTATTATATTTATTATTATTTATTTTTAACTCAACTTTATTACTAATAATTTGATTATTGACACTATTTTTTTTATTGTCATTAATGACAGTATTGTTAACTGTATTATTAACTGTATTATTAGCTGTATTGACATTATTTTCTGAAATTTGAGTAATTTTATTTATAAATTCTTGTTCTGATTCAGTAATCATATCTTTTATAACTTTTTCTAATCCCATATACTCACTAAAAAATTTATTGAAATATATTTGATAATTATTCAATACATCATTAATAGTATCATATATGTTATCTAAACTGGTCCATACAATATATTTACTATACGGTATCATATCTTTACATGGGACATCTTCACTAATAATTATTACACCGTTTAGTAAAGCTGGTAAAACTCTAAATTCTTCAAATGTGTGATGATGATGAGTTTGATGAATATTGACAATAACTTTTGTATTTTGATATATTTCTTTTAATTTATCTAATTCAAATACATTAGTAATATTCTTTTTTGAATATTTTTTCAGATTAGTATTATCATTTAGAGTATTCATAAAGATTTCTCTTCTTTTACTATTTCCTATACATATGTATGATGTTAAAATGTCTATATTTCTTTTATGTGTCGTTGGTTGAATATAATCGTAAGGTATTGGTGGTACATATATAATTTTATTTTTTAAATTTTCTGGCATGCAATTAGAATTTATTATATTATATATATTTGGTTTACTATATTCAACTACAATATTATATGAATGATATGCTTCAATATTATCAATTCTAACAAAATATTTGTCATTTTCGTTGTAAATACTTTTCACATTTCCAATTTTGGCTCCTTTCATATCTCTACCACCTATAAGAACAAGTGTGTGTTCCATTTGTATCCATAACGTAATCTCATTTTTTTTAATGCCTTTAGAATTAACTTTAAAAATTGTTTCATCAGGAGGAGTATAATTAATATAATTTTCCATAAATGTATTTAGAAGTGGTATATTTGTAGCATATTTTTTTATAGTGGATTTATTTTGTTCAAAATCATTTGGGTATATAATACGGTTGTTCATATTATTATTATTTTATTAAATAATATGTTATTTTACTAAATTTATGTTAATAACTAATATATAATGGATAAAATATTGGATGATTGGATATACCCTAAAAATTTAAAAAAAAGTTGTTATCACGACGGTGAGTTTGGTTTAGATTTTCCAAAAGAAAATTTAATTGACATGATTAAAGGAGAACTAAAAAGTAAAGATAATATATTATGGGTACGTAATTGTGCTTTGATAAGTAAAAAAAGTAAATATTGGTTTAAAGAAGACCAATGTCGTGTAACAGATTTAGATTTATTGGCTAATAATTTAAATTTTCTAAATCATGATTGTATATTAATTTCATCATATGGAGCACGACCTGTACCTAGTTCTGTAAATGATGACACCGTAGACAAGATTTTAAATTGTCCTTATATAAAAAAATGGTTTACACAGAATTATGATGGTACATTAGTACATCCAAAATTATTTCCGTTACCTATAGGTTTTCCAGCAGTATCATTATGGTGGGTAAAAGGGAATAAAGATAAAACAATTGATATAATGTTAGAGAGTCGTTATAATTGGTATAATAATAAAGAATTGAAAGTATTATGTGATGTTCATTTATTAAGTAGACCAGGTGTTGGTAAGGAGAGGAATGTTGTTAAAAGGGAATTAGTAGGTAAAAATTGCGACCATTTAGAAATAATTGGAAATAGAATTTCTGATATGAAAAAAGTGTATGAAATGTACGCAAAAAACCAATTTGTTATATGTACACATGGTTTAGGGTTGGATTGTCATAGGACTTGGGAAGTTTTTATGGTAGGGGGGATAGTTATAACTAAACATTCTCCTATGGATTATTTATATGATGAATTACCAGTAATTTATGTAGATAATTGGAGTGAAGTATTAGATGTAAATAATTTAAAAAAATGGAAGGATGAGGTTTATCATTTAACATCTGATGATAATATACTTCCAAAAATGAAAAGACGATATTGGGTTGAAGAGAAAGAATATACTTTTAATGTAAAAGATGAAACACAACATGAAACACAACATGAAACACAACATGAAACACAACATGAAAAATAAATATAGTTGAGTAAAAAAAAAATTATTTTTATAGTAAATAATGTATATGGATAATAAAAATTTAGATAATAATAAACCAAATGATGATAAAACAGATGTACATAAAGAACTTGTAAAAGCTCAAGCATTAATAAGAGGATTTTTAGGTAGAGTAAAAATAAATAAAAATAAAACTAATAATACACAAAATAAATTACCTGAAACTCCTTATACTTATATTCCTCCAAGAGGACCTCCAAGAGGACCTCCAAGAGGAATGCCTCCTCGTGCACCTATGTTTAAACAAGAAAATACAGGTATGTATACATCATATTATACAGAAGATGTATTTTCTAATGATAATAAATCAAAAGATAACATAAATGAAAACAAGCCTGTTGAAAAAACTGATGACGTTGAAGAAACTGATGACGTTGAAGAAACTAGTACAGGTAAAGAAAAGAAAAAGAAAAGTATTAGTTTAAATAATATAGTAACATTAGCAAAATTAGTTCAAAAAGAGGTAGTAAATGAAGATGAATTTAGAGATATAGTGAAGAGAATCAGAAAACGTAATGAAGAATTAGAATGGTCATTAAAACAAGAATTGATATTAAAATCTATTGGTGAAAAATCATGTTGTTATTTTTTATTACATAGAGACATATCTGAATCTTATAGACAAATGTATCAGAAATCTATGATGGGAATATTTACACAAACTATGGTATCAAGTATAATAATGTTTGTAGCAGCTGGACTACAAGAGACGTGTAATAATGAAAACAAATTATTTATAATACCGATTGTAGCTGGAGCATTAAATCTTCTTATAGCATTTCAACAAAAAATATTGGAATTTAAACAACCAGAACGTTACATGTTAGAACATGCTACAGCATCAAAATGTTTTAGAGAAATATATGATGATATTAATATACAATTAGGATTATCTAGAAAGGAAAGAAATCCTATGCCTCTATATTTAAATACCATAAAAGATAGATATGTTATGAACAAAAAGGTTTCACCTTATATATCCAGAAGTAGTTATAAACAATTTTCTGAATTGTATTTGAATACGGATGATCTAAATTCAAGAGATGGTAAAAATTTAGGAAATTTTATAAACGCATTTCAATTACAAGAAGATTTTGATAATATTAAAAATAACAGGAGACATCAACCATTTACAGTTTTAGAAAAGAAAAGATTAAATGGGATACCAGAGGATATATTAGGATTAACTCCAATAAATATATCTGGAAAAGATATATTGTTATCTGAGGATAAAAGAAAACGTGATACAAAATTAGAATTATATGACAACAAATTAAGAAGTAAACACAAAAGGCATCTAATAAATAGGAAATATAAAGAGGAAGAAGATGAAATAAACAATACGGCTTTTGAAATAATTAATGGGAGTAATGGGAGTAATGATAGTTTATATAGTCTTGAAAGTTCATCTCAAGATTCTGATGATTCTCATGATTCACTTATTATTTCAAAATTAGAAGAAAAGAAAAAATTAGAAGAAAAGAAAAAATTAGAAGAAAAGAGGAAAAATGATAAAAGGGAACCTGTTTTGTTACTTAATAATACTATAAATAATAACCAATATAAAGGAGAAGAAAATGTTTAGATAATGTATATGGGTAACTGGAAAGACACATCTGAAGAAGATAAAAAAAAATTTAGTGATAATGGATACGCTATTACTTATGGAGAGTTAACATTAGATGGGTTAACCAAAATAATGAATCATGATCTGGATGATCCGAATGATCTGAATGATAAAGTATTTGTTGATTTAGGTTCTGGTAATGGAAATGTTGTAATAAATGTTATAAAAAATTTCGAGGGTTTATACAAGGGTATTGGTATTGAATTATCCAAAACACGATACAATACAGCAATTGAAAAACTTAAAGGTGAATCGAAAGAAATACAAAAAAAAATACATTTTTCGTGTAATGATATATTAGATGACGGATTTCACTATAGTGATTTTGATATAATATATATAAGTAATTTATGTTTTTCTGATGAAGTGAATAAGAAAATAACAAATAAGATAACGAGTGAATGTAAGGAAAACACGCGTATATTTTGTAGTAAACAATTAATTGGTATAGAACCAGATGGTGTATTTGATGTTAAACAAACATGGACAAATAAAAGTAATATTAATTATTATAAAATTAAAAAATAAAATCAATAACTTTTATATAAAAATCAATAAATTTTATATAAAAATCAATAAATTTTATAACACAGATTAGATGTTACTATTGGAAAATAACTCAACTGTAATTGGATTATCAGAATAAATTATTTGTTCTATATATTTACAATTACTAAGAATAATATTGTTTATATCTTTTTGAAAATTTTTTATATCGTTGCACTCTTTATGTATATTTTTATAGATAAATACATATTTATTTATTTTTTCTAATATATCAATTTTAGATATAATAAGTATATTAGTTCCACTAATATTTATTGCGTGTATTAATTTATCTAAATTTAACCATTCTACTTTACGTAGTCTTTTAGTTGTAGTTCCGTATTCTTCGCCAATTTTTGCGATGTCATTAAATATTTTCTTATGTGATTCTGAAGAAGAAAATTCAAAAAAAGGGTCAACACCAACTCTAGTATCATATACTTTTGCAGCCCCATATATATTACGTATTTCATTATGTGTAAACCCAAGAGAACAAGCACTATATGGTAATGTATTAGATGATGTAACATATGGATATTCACCATAATTAATATCTAACCAAAATCCTTGTGAACCTTCGCATAATATATCACCGTATAATGGTGAAGCTATATCATTCCATACCTTATATGGAAAATCTATACAATCTTTTACTTGTATTCCAGTTCTAGCGAACTTATCTCTAGCACAAGGTGCAATACCCGTTCCAGTAGATCCTTGTTGTTTCTTGTATTTTTCGTTATCAATATTAATATGCTCATCAGTAATAATATGTGCTCTTCCTGAAATATATATATTTGAAGTGTCAAATCCAGCATCTTTTAAATAGTTCATTTCTTGTTCTAATGCGTTAATATTTATAAAACAATCTGGTCCGATAAAACATTTTACTCCATAAAAAACACCAGCAGGTACAATATGAGTAGCATATTTCTTATTATCAATATAAATAGTATGTCCCGCATTATTTCCCCCACTCCACCTACATACCCAGTCGTATTTATTTTTTTTTATCAACTCTGAAACTATTTTACCTTTTGCTTCATCACCCCATGCTAAACCACAACATATATCTACATTATGAATAACATTCATTTAATTATAATTATATACTGTAGAATCTTTATTATGTTATACATTTGAATATTATACTAAACATGGAAAAAGAAAATAAAACCATCATATTCTACAATTAAATCTATAAATACATCTTAAGTCTACGTGATACAATAACCTCAAATATTGTACTTTATCACCCCCTTTTTTATTCTCTCGTTCTCTCGACAACGGATAAAAATCTTATAATAATCTATAGAATCATATGTTGTTAACTATGGTTGACTTGCACACATAATAACCAGTTTCTAAGACATCAAAGAGAGAAAATATCCCAAATAAAAAATTAGTAAGTAAGTTAATATAACTATATATTACTTTTTAACCTTCATCTTCTTTTTCTTCCCACTTTCATTTTCTCTTTCATGGATTCTATTGGTTAAGAATTTGTCATATTCATCTTCTAGAAGTTCAAGTTCGTTAATCCACATAGTTTCAACAGATGTAGAGATAATATCTTGTAGTTGTTCAACCTTATTTGTATGTTCATTTGTTAACTTTTCAACATTTTCTTCTGTTACACTATCCATAGACATTTTCAACAAATACTTATAATCACAATCATTATCAATAATATCATATTCTTTATCTTTCAATAATTGAATAATAATCTCCTTCTTTTTCTTTCTTAAGTCAATAGTATCATCAAGTAATTCTTGAATATATCTCTTCTTATTAGACAACAGTATTAATTCCTTGCGAATATTACTAATCATATGATCTTTTCGTGTAATATATCCAGTTAATCTAGTATCATAATAATCATTAATAATTTCAGGTACACTTTGATATTTTTTGAGTTTTTCATTATGGTCAAACATGTGCATATTTGTCGTAGTAACAGTAGTAATCAGTTTCAAAGTTTTTTCAAGATTAGTAACACCGTATTCACCATATGTAGACAGTAGTTTATACAATTTTTCTTGATTATGAAATGTAATATGAATGTCAATATTAGTTGACTTGCTCATATCACTAAAATCCTTGATTATAGGAGTAATTTTCTTACCTTTGGCATCAGTTGTTTCCATCAACGTCTCCAAAAACTGTTTATAATCATCAGTCCAAGTTCCAATAGGTAATTCAGAGATATGGATAGTAATATCATTTATAATTTCATACTTACCCTTAATAAGATATTTTTGATCATTAATCGGAACGACAAAACCTGTAAATCCTTCGTAATATGGAACAAAAGATGTAATATTTTCACCATCGTTGCCATCCGTAAGCTTATACTTAAGATACTTTATAATATCCTTAACATTATATGACAATATTTCTGTACTAAAACCAGTACCAATACCCTTAGAACCATTTACTAAAACCATAGGTATAATTGGCATATAGTAAATAGGCTCAACAGGAAATCCATCATCATCAAGATATTTGAGTATGGCATCATCTTGTTGGTTAAAGATAAATCTTGTTATTTTATTCAACTGTGTGAATATATATCTTTCAGATGCCGAATCTTTTCCACCTTGAAGTCTAGTACCAAATTGACCATTAGGACTAAACAGATTAATATTATTTGACCCAATATAATTTTGTGCCAATCCAACAATTGCGGCGTTTAAACTTGCTTCACCATGATGATAACCCGAATGTTCTGAAACATATCCTGAGAATTGTGCAACTTTTATCTCGGAATTTAGATTCTTTTTAAAAGAAGAATATAAAATTTTACGTAGACTGATCTTTAAACCATCCATAACATTTGGAATTGATCTATCACAGTCATACTTTGAAAAGTGTATCATTTCCTTGTCAATAAAATCATCATAAGTAATACTAGATTGATTTGTATCTAGATAACATTCTCTATCATAATCAGCCAACCATAACTTTCTATCATCTGCTCTTTTTTTATTGAAGACTTTGTCAATTGAATTACTACTTGTTTCTCCTGTATGTGCAAAAGTAACAATCTTTTTATTTTGAAAATATTCTTTAAATTCACTACCAGTACTAGTACCAAGTCCCTTGTAATACTTGATCTTCCATCCAGAAATATGATTTTCATCTTTCCATTTTTTGTACTCGCCATCATTATAAAACAATAATTCTTGAGAACCCTTCTTCGCTTTTAGGATAGGTGTATTCATAAATCCTATGAATCCAGGAATTTGAGATAATGTTTCCCATTCTGATTGAAATAGGTTTATACCCAAACCTTTAATATGAGAACCGTCCAAATCTTGATCAGTCATAAATAATACTCTACCATAACGAAGATGTTTCTTAATGTCATCTTCCGAATATTTTTTACCTGTTTCAAGACCCAAAATCTTTTTAATTTCTATGATTTCTTTATTATCGTTGATTTTCTTTTGAGTTTCACCTCTCACATTTAAAACTTTACCCTTCATCGGATAAACGCCTATAATATTTCTATCTTCAGTAGACAATCCAGATACAATACCTGCCTTAGCTGAATCACCCTCACAGAATATAATAGTACAAGCGTGAGAGTTTGTTGTACCTGCCCAGTTAGCATCAATCAATTTAGGAATCCCTCTAATATTTTTAGACTTTTTACCATCACTTTTTTTAGCAGCTTTATTATCTTTTAAATTTGTTATTTCACATGCTGCATCCATTATACCTTGTTTAGCAAGTTTATCAATAAATTTATCTGTTACATTACATGATGACCCAAATTTGGATATAGGAGTATTTAAGTAATCCTTTGTTTGACTATCAAATGCAGGATTTTCAATATCACATCTTACAAACAATATAATCTGTTCTTTTATTGAATTAGCAGTTACAGTTACCTTTTTCTTTTTTTCAATATAAGATACCATTTTTTTTGTAATTTGATTAAGTATATATTCAACATGTTTTCCACCCTTAAATGTACATATACCATTTACAAAAGATACCTGTTGAAATTCATGAGTACTACTTAATGCTGCCGCATATTCCCATCTGTCATTTCCTTCTTCATATACTTTCTTATTATTATCTTCCAAATACAAATCTATGTATTGTTGGAAATTTTTAACTGGTATTACAGAATCATTAAATTTTACCTTAATATTTTTATCAGTAACAGCAGATATGTCATAAACTCTTTTTGTCAATAATTCACGCATTTCTTGAGACAAGTTTTCAATACCAAAACGTGTATAATCAGGTTTAAACACAATTTTAGTATAAGGTTTAACCGAACATTTAGTAATAACAGGGTCACATGTAACATCCAAATTTTGTTTAAATTCTTGACAGTATTTTTTCTTTCTCACATGGTCAACTGTTTCAATATATCCATATATAGACCATATTAGAACCAATTTAAAACCAAATCCATTTTTACCACCAACAATTTTTTTTTCATCTTTATTATAATTTGTTGATGTTCTTAAATGACCAAATACTAATTCTGGAATCCATACATTATATTCTGGATGCTTTTCTATATCAATACCATTACCATCATTTATCATAGTTATTGTTCCATCTTCTGAAATAGATATATTAATATTTGAAACAGGAATAGAGTTTTCCTTATTATCAGTAATTGCTTGTTTCATTCTAATAACATGATCTCTACAATTTACAATTCCTTCGTCAAATAGTTTATATAATCCAGGTATATAGTTCATATAATTTTTTACTATTTTTCCATCTTTACATACCCATGTTACAGCATCTATATTCTCAACACTACCAATATATGTATCGGGATTGTCAAGAATATGCTGTTTGTCCGTCTTTTTTTGGTATTTATTTGCCAATTCTGCCATAATTTATACCTATAAATATATCTTTAATTTATTATCAATTTTATTTAAAAATATAATTATATAATAATGCGTGTTTCAGCTATAACAAATAATAGAATTGGAGCTCCGTCAGATATAATTGTTGAACCTTCATCAAATATTAATTCAGTACGTAGTTCAACACGTGTATTAGCCGCTAAAACGATACAAACTCTTAGAGCTAAACAAAGAGTATATGTAACTAGGAATTTGAACAGTTATGGTCGTGCGGAAAGTGGAGAAAATGGATTTGGAGCACCACTAAGAAACCCTGGGTATGTTGGGGTACCACCACCTGTTACCTATAGATTTAATAATAGACCAATTTACCAAGCTTTATTTTCCGACATATTAAATAATCATTTAGGAGTATCTGATAATACAAATATCCCTTATAGTAAATTACCAGCCAGAACAACAGGATTTTGCTGTCCACCTAAAAATATTAATCTCAGATAAAAAAAAAATATTTAGAGAATATATAATGGTTAAGAGAGTAGACGCTGGACCAGATGGATTGTATCACGTAGGAGGTGTTACATTTAAAATGAATATTGGTAGCCGTGCTCAAGTATGGCATAGAACTGCACGTAAAACTTCAGGAGGTTTAACAAGAAAGGATCTTAAGATGAACAAGCACGGTAGAATCGTTTCAGTTAAGAAATCTAAAAGCAACCCTCTAAAACGTTTAACCGACGCAGGGTATAAGACAAAGAAGGGTGTATTTGGCGCCACAAAGCACGGTAAGAAAACACGCAGAAACAAGAAGTCTAGAAAGGGACGAAAATAAATAGTTTAGTTAAATAATTTAAAAAATTCACATTATTCATTATATTATGAATTTTTTTGATAATTTAAAAAATGATATATCTAATAGTATAAAAAACAAATTAATTTGTTTTGTTAAAACTGAATTACCTACTATAATTGAAAAATCATGGGATAATATCGAAAATTCATCCAAAACAGATAATTCAAATATAATGAGTGAATTGGAAAAAGTAATTAATGACGTTAAAAAATTATCTAGTAATGTGTCTAAATTACAAGGTAGTTATATAACTGCTATTTGTCATACTGATAATATTAAGAAGAAACTTGAAGATGATATTATTTTGATAAAAAATTCTATAGAAGCTATTTCCAAAAATATTGAATCAGAGAAAGAAAACATATTTTTAGAAATAAATGAGAAAGAAAAAGAGCATAAAAAGAGTATTGATGATGAAGCTGATGATTCACAAGACGAACAAGAAAATGAAATAACAAATAAAACAGAAAAATCGGAATCAAGTGAATCAGAAGAGGAAGAGGAAGAAGAAGAAAAATATAAAGTATTTGCTTACCACGGTGAGTGGAATAAAGATTCTCTTTCATGGGATACATCAACAAAAGTAGAAGAATCATTCGCTGATGAAGATGAAGCTATAAAATTTTATGATTCTCTTGATGTTTCAAAAGATGAGACCGGAAATGAATTTTATAAATATGTTGGTAAAGAGCTGTATTTAGAGGAGGAGGACTGTGATGGTAGTCCACTAAAATCAGATTGGTTCGAAGTTGAAGAAGAAGAGGAGGAAAAGGAAAAGGAAGAGGAAGAAGAGTTAGAATATACTGAAGAAGAAATCGCATATAATAAAATAGATGATGTGATGTTTAATAAAAAATGCTTGAATACTGAAATGAAAAATAAAGTAAATTTGTTAGAAGAAGAGGAAGAGGAAGATGGTAATTTTACATGTGGTAGTTGTGGAACTAATTTTGATTGTAAAATAAAAAAAACAGAATATAAAGACAATATTCCAGATGATGAGTGTTCGTTTTGTGGAACTAAGTTTGATAATAAGTGGGCTGAACAATATAAATCTGTTAATGAAAATGAGACAAGTTTGACATATAACGCAGAGGAAGAGGAAGCTGAGGAAGAGGAAGCTGAGGAAGAGGAAGCTGAGGAAGAGGAAGCTGAGGAAGAGGAAGCTGAGGAAGAGGAAAAGGAAGAGGAAGCTGAGGAAGAGGAAGATGTGGAGGTAGAAGAGGTAACAATTAAAGGACAACAATATTATTTGGAAGGTGATTTAAAAACAAATGGTACTTTGTATGAAGTAATAGATAATGATGATATTGGTGATGTTGTTGGAGAAATTAAAAATGGAGTAATAAAAATGAAATAATTTTATATTATTATTAGTTTTAATATTAATATAAAATTATGATGAAAATGCGTAAAATACGCTATCACGTTGAGTTTCAGTCAAATGTTCGTAACGTGCAGGTAAAGAATTATTATTACTACACATATAATCTGTAATTGTAAGAGGTACTTGATTACTAGTTGTAGAAGGAACAGATTCATTTTTATATAATTTAGAACATTTATGATAAGTACCATTATTATAATATTCAATAAGTGTTTCAATACAAAATGTATATAAACAATATTTACATGTAAATATCGGTTTTTTCTTACAATAATGGTGTATTGTCTCATCTTTGGAAACAGAAGGTAATTTTTCATGACAGTATTTACATTTATAAAAACATGTTTTTTCATGTTCAGGCAACTCTTTAGCTTCCATCATTTTTTTGCATATATTGCATGATACTCTTCTACGTTGACATTCTTTTTTAATATGCATGGCTAAATTATATACAGTAACACAATCAATATTGCATCTTCTACATTGTGTAATACCTTCGCTGCCCATCATTCTATACATAGTTGGTTCAGCAACATCGTCTGCTTTTCTTCCTATTTCTCCATATGTTAAATAACCTTTATTTTTAAGTGTACAACATTTCCACAAACATGTGAATTCATTTTTACTTTGTTTTTTCATATTATCTAAAAGTGATCTTACACATAAAAGACAACTAGGGTTAGATTGACTAGCATGACATTTAAATCCATCACACGTATTAAATGTAACAGGACATTCGACAGGTTCAAAACATATTTGACAGGTAGGAATACGCTGTCCGATAGTGTATTTATATTTTTCTTGAGAAAATATTAGAGATTTTTCCAAATTTTCAACTTTCAATAAAAGTTCGTCATACGTTGGTTTGTTTTCCCCAGTTTCCATTATTTTTAAATATAAATATAAAAAAAAATAAATCAATTTTTTTGCATATTTTCAATATTATTTGTAAGAGATATAGTTAGATTCACAATATTTTCAATAATATCAGGAAGATAAGTAGAATTTGTAATAACTTCATAACGATATTTTTCTAATAATGTGTTATTATCATGTATTTGTACAGATTTAATTAAATCAAATGCTTTATTAGAAAAAAATTTTATATCATCGTTGTTATAATTGTTATGAAGTATATCATTAAAATAACCTCTATTAAATATAGCTTTAATATGTTCAATTTTTTTATTTTGGATAGTGATATAAAAATCACATAAAAAATCAATAACATCAAGGAAAGGTATAAAATTATCTGAATCGAATTGATATGATAAATTAGTAAAAAAGTCTTTATTATACTTGGTAGTTAATTCTTTATGTGTATATTTAAGAGGACTATAATTATATAGAATATTACAAACATCTTCAGATGATACAAGTTTTGATGCATAATGTACAATTTTATTTCTATAACAAGTCAATAACATTTTTTTTTCAATATTATTCGTTGGAATATTTAAAATAGACAAGTTAGTTTGGAAAAATTCATGACATAAGCTATCAATAATTAACTTATAATCTTTTTTTTTCCAAATTTCAAATAGATGACAATATTTAGTTACATATTTTTTTAAATCAGAATATGTTTCAGAAAATATCATATTTTTTGCAGTATTAATAAGGTCTAAATTTTCATCTATATGATTTTTACCTATAATATCATGTGAACAATTATAAATAATGAATGAAGATAAAAAATTTTTAGGTGTAATATTAACATTAATATTATTAATAATATCTTGTGCGTATGAAATATTTTCTTCAAGACAACATAATTCTGATAATATATCAAAATCCTTAATATTAATTAATCGAACTCTAAGATTCTCCATAATATATAAAAGAACAAAAATATTTAAAAAACTTTTAACTTATAAAATTATGTATACATCACTAACTATAGTATATCTATATATAATGACAGTATTCTCTCATTTACAAATATTTTACAACACATATGTAAGTAAACACTTAAATATGTTAAAAAGTTATTTGTATGAAGAAGAAGATGATGTAAAATTGGAATACATTTATATTAAAGATGGAAAAGAAATATCTCGAACAAGAAATACAAATATTGTAATAGATAAATGTAATGATTATATAGTTATAAAAAAGGAAAAGTATGAAGACAAAAAATATTTTGGTCAAATATTGGTTAATAAAAATATCGATGAAGAAAAAAAAGATATTATAGATAACAATTTCATGTCAATAACATTAACATATGATAATAATGAATACGATATAAATTTAGACAACCCTATAAATTTTAATATAGACGGTAATATAGTATTAGATAATGTTTTTACAATATGGTATATGAAAGAAAAATATGATATTGAACTACAAAAAGGGGAACCTTATATAATAAAGATAATGGATAATAATATAATTTTTCATACAATAAATGAAAAGTCAGGTATTAAGTTAACAAAAGATACTTATACAATAATAGATAATTATAATGAAAAATAAAATGATAATATACATAAAAATATATAATATATATTAATTATGAAAAGAAATCAATGTATAATTTGTTTTGAGCGAATATTACAAAAAAAAAATAAATTATCAGCTAGTCATGAGGATATAATACATGATGGTTGGTATCATAATGAATGTATAATACAACACATAGAATATTGTAAAAAAAATAATAAAAAGGTGCTGTGTCCTTTATGTAGGAGATTATTTATAATAAAAATACCTAATTATGAGTATAGTCCTAATATAAACATTATAACAAATAATACTTGGGAAACATTAGACGATACAGATGTAAATATACAAGATGTAAATATACCATTAGAAATATTTATGTATATTGCACCACCTATGAGAAATAGACAACTTTGGTTAATAACAACAACAATACAAACATGTTTAATGACGAGATGTTTTATTTGCTATCAACATGAGTTTTATATAACATTATACTTTTATGTATTATTTACAGGTGTATTAATGATAAACTCGTTATTGATAACGACATCGAATGTCGAGCGTGTTAGGATAATAAATAGATGGAAATTATTTACAAAAGTGTTATTATTTATATTATGGTATGAATTTTTATATTCTATAGTAAAAAAAACAATAAATGATTGTATTAATTATTATAATGGCGATAATGGTGATATTTATGAATATACAAATTATGATATGTATGAATATATGGATAATGATAAGATAGAAAATGATAAGATAGAATATGTTATGATAGAAGATGATATAATAAATAAAGAATGAAATAACAAAACCGATTAAATATAACCTACAATATAATATATATGTCTTTACAATTACAAAATGTGGAGGCGGTATTAGCAGTAGATATTATGAATGGATTGGCAAAAAACAATCAAATTCCATGGAAAAGTAAAACAGATATGAAATTTTTTAAAAATAAAACAATATATAATACAGTAATTATGGGATCAAAAACTTTATTATCATTACCAAATGCTGCACCTCTGAAGAATAGAATAAATATAGTAATAACAAGTAATAAAGAAATGTATTTGAATAAATATAGAGATGCCCCAAATATATTTTTTTTCGATATAGAGGAGATAATAGTATTCATGAAAAAAAATACGAACACAAAATTTTATATAATAGGTGGTAATAAGATATATAATTTACTATTACCATATTGTTCAAGAATATGGTTAACCAAAATAAAAAAAGACTATAAATGTGATTTAATGTTTAATTATAATATATCAGTATACACAAAAGAAGTAATATATGATGATAGTGAATTAGAAATTCAACATTTGCATTAATTAATAATTTAAATATTTTTTAAAAATTATAAAATATATTTAAAAAACAATTTAATAAGATATTAAATATTTTAATAAAATGGAAGTAGAAAAGGCGAATTCCTTGAATATTGTAACGCATAGTGAGGATCCAAAAATATATACAATTTCAAATTTTATAACGGATGAAGAATGTGATCATTTTATCGAGATATCCAAACCTAAAATGAAAAGATCAGTAGTAAGTGATGAAAAGAAAGGTACAATAAGTAAAGGAAGAACAGGTGAGAATTGTTGGCTTCAACATTATACAGATAAGACTACTGGAGACGTAGCAAATAAAATTGCGAATCTAATAAGTATGCCAGTAGAAAATGCGGAATCATACCAAGTAGTATATTACAATACAACTCAAAAATATGATCAGCATTACGATGCGTATCATAAGAACAATACAGACAAAAGTAAAAGGTGTTTAAGACAGGGAGGACAGCGTGTAATAACAGCGTTGGTTTATTTGAATGATGTAGAAGAGGGTGGTCATACTTCGTTCCCTAATTTAAATATTAAGGTAAAACCAGAAAAGGGTAAATTAGTTATTTTTCACAATTGTTATGAGGGAACAACAAATGTTCATGTTAATTCTCTTCATGCAGGTACAGCACCAACAAAAGGAGAAAAATATGCATTTAATTTATGGTTTAGAGAACAAGCAGTTCATAAAATATATGAATATGATCCTAATGACTTTTTAAACACAGGACCATTAACAACAAGTCAATTAAAAATAGAAACAGAAAAGAAAGTTGATGAAATAAAACCTCCAATACCTCCTGTAATAGAAGAGACAAATGTAATAGAGTTGAATAGTAGTGAAAAAGAAATGAAAATAAATATAATTAGTGAAAGTCCATTTATTTCAGAAATTGAAAATGGATTAACAAGTGACGAATGCCAGACAATAAGGAAATTGTGTACAAATGGAAAAAAACAGAATCAACTAAGAATAAGTTATTGGGTAAATAATAAAAATGAAGAAATACATCCAATAGTAAATAAAATAGCAAAATTAATGAATGTAGATTCTAAATATTTTGAAAATATAAATGTGATGCAGTATCCCGAGGGTTCATGTCACGGTGATCATTATGATGCATTTGATTTAACAACAGATAAAGGGAAAGAGTATTCCAAATGTAGAGGACAACGAATCTATACAGTAATAGGGTTTGTAAACGAAAATAAAAATAAAACAGGTGGTAATATTCGATTTATAAATTTCAACAAAGAAATAACACATGAAGAGGGTAAATTAGTAATATATAAAAACATGTTAGATGTAAGTGAAGTACAATTTCAAAGAAATTCAAAAATGAATTATGCGATAAGACCAATAAAAGAGGGTGAATTATACGTATTTTATATGTATTTAAGAGTAAAAGATACATCAGATGTAGAGATACCTTTACCAACAATTTTACAAATAGATAATAAATTAAAGTCAATAAATACGATACCAAATGTATTTGAAAATACAATAAGTAATCAATTGACGAGTTCCGATATAGAAAAACAGTTACAAAATATAAATGCACAGTTAGAAATATTATCAAAACAACCAAAGCAGGTAAGTGTACAAGAAGTGAATGTTGAATCAAAGAAAACAGAAGAAGAAATAGAAAGAGAGAAGGAACAAAAGGAAAATTATCATCAAGCACTTGTTAATTTCTACGACAAAGTTGTTGTAGATAAGGAAAATGTAAAGGTAGATAATAGAAAAGTGTTACCCGAAGGATTATTTAAATTCAGAAGATGTGTACCTGAAAAAGATCCAGCACTCTTGGAATTTTTCTATAGATTACGAAATTCAGTTCCTCAAAAAGGAATTTTAAATTATGAAAATTTTAAGAAGAATTATATAGCGGATGAATACAATCCTTGTATAGTTGAGAATGTATTCGAGCCATCTGCTCAAGAGAAGATTAAAGAATATTTTCATTGGGCGATAGATAATAAGAAATATACTCTGGGTGACAGTCAGTCAAATAGATTTAAAGCACATAATGATTTTATGACAAGAATATTACATTATGAAGCATTACCTTTAATAGAACATTTGGTAAAGAAAGAGTTAGTACCAACATATACATATTTATCATGTTATATTCGTGATTGTGAATTACCAGCACACACAGACAGACCAGATTGTGAGTATACGGTTTCTTATATAATAGATAAACCAGCAGATTCAAATTGGGATATTTATGTTGATATGAATAAAGAACCATTAAAGAGTAGAGGACGGTATAGACAATATGTAAATAGCGATCGTAAGCCTTATTGTAAAAAGGTTGATTGTGGTCCTGGAGGGTTAATGATGTTTAATGGTATAGATCATATTCATTTTAGAGAAAAATTAGATGCAGATTATTATTATATAATTTTATTACATTACAGAAGTAAGTGGTCAACATATGCTGATACATATAAAAAATAAACAAAAATTTATGTATAATTTCTTACATATCTGATATAAATAATTATCTATATATATATATATAGTAATAATGAATTCATACGACTACGCCAGTCATCATCCCATGGTAGGTAATGAGAAAAAGACAGACTATGATTCGTATGAACTTACTGATGAAAAGGAAAAAAAATTTTTTGATTTAGCAACAAATAAAATACGCACACTCAAGGAAAGAATAGTTGAAATAAATCTAAAAAATCTTGGCACATTTGGCCGAAACAACAGCGATGATATCGCTAGTGGTATAGCAAAGATAACTAAACTTTCAAACGAACATTCAAACATTACTACAACGCAAAAAATCAGAACTTCTTTAAGAGAAAAGCAACAATGGTACACTGATTATGTTATGAATGTTTTAAATATAAATGTAATGTTAACAGAATTAGGAGATGTAATACAGAAAGAAGATTTGACAGGTCCTTTACATGACCTAAAGGTAACTAAAATATATACTGTAAAAGATTTTTTAATAACATTACAAAAGGAATTAAAAGATTTTGAAGGTGTAGACGAAAACAGAAAAAACGAAATATTAAAGAAGGATGGGGATTTGTTGAATGCGTATCCAAAGGATGTTGATTTTTTAACAATGAATTTAACATCAACTAGTGGAGGAAGAAAAAGAAAAACACGTCGTAACAAGAGAAAAAACAGTAAAAAATCAAGAAAGGCGACAAAGGGTAAGAGAAAATCAAGAAGAAAGACATCACGAAGGAGAGCAAGAAAATAAAATCATATTATAATAACAACAACATAAGGCTTATACGCAAACTATTGAAAATGAAAAAATAATCTTAATAATTATTATATGGCGAAAAAAGGAAATTCAGGATTATTTTCAGGTATATTTGGAATGTTTGGAACAATAGTAAAATGCGATTCAGATGATGATAGTATTTATTGTACAATTGTAAAATTTTTCAATTTATTTATGATAATTTTATTTGTAATATACATATTATCGATAGTTTATCAATATTTACCAAAAATTAAGTTTTTAAAAAGAAAATAATAAGAATTATTTACAGGTATAATAATGTATATAAATATATCAAATCATATAATATATTATTTTATTAATAATATATTACGTTATAAACATATTAAAATTATATGGATAAATTAAAATAATGTCAGAGTTTGTTAAGACAACAGCCTTTACTTTAGCAGTATATTCAAATAAAAACAGTTCTTTGTTTGAACAGGCATCAGAGAATGTAGTTTCAAAATATGAAGGGCGAAAGGATACAGTAGGTATAATTTACGACGATTTTAATGCAAATATGGATATTGTAAAAAGTTTCAAAAAAAAGTATAAGAATATAAAAACATATCATGTTGCCCCTAGAAGAACAACTTTACAAATGGATGATAAAAAGTTCATGGCAAAAAGAATGAATGGTTCAAATTATGTTCCAAAACATTATGAAAGAATGGAGGATATTCCAAAAAATATAAATAAAAATCAATTATTTTATGTAAAGAAGAGGGGATCTTCTGGTGCGAATGGTGTACAAATATGTAGATTAGGTGATATACCAAGGGAAATAATAAATGAATGTGTAATTCAAGAAAATAATTTTAAACCAGATTTATTCAATAATAAGAGATATAAGATTCGAGTATATGTTGTATTATTTGATAAAAAGGTATATATAAACAAAAAGTGTTGGGGAAGTGTAGCTACAACAGATTATAAGGAAGATATTACTGGATTGAACCAAGACGAATTAAAAAAGATGAATATTATTCATCAAAGTCCTGGTAGAGTATGGATAAACGGTAACCAATTGTCACAATATGATAAAATCTTTAAGAATTTAACAAATTCAATTGTAGATTTTAAAGGGATTTATGAAGATGAGATATCAAAGATTGGTAGTGATGAGTTTTCAATTTTAGGGTTTGATTATGTAGTAGCAGCCGATAAATCAGTATCAATAATTGAGATTAATCACCGTTCAAATTATTCACATCCTGAAAAAATCACAAAAGAAGTGGATATACCAGTACTAGAAGATGTATTAAAATTGTTAATACAAGGTAATGAAGAAAATACAGAGTTTACATTAGTACCTGATGATTTTATTTTAGATGAAAAGGAAAATATAGAAGAAGTAAAGGTACAAGAAGTTAAACAACGTTTAACAAATTATAAATTAATTAAGATGGAAGGAAAAGAGTATTACTATGTAGAAACTAAAAGAAAATCAGGATTATTATACGAAACACAAGATTTCAAAAAATATTTAGAAAATGAAGATATAGATTTACCAAGTGAAGTAGGAAGTTTAACAGAAAAATCAGGTAAACATGTATTTACACCAAAAAATTAATTACGTTTTTTTATATTATTAAAATTAGTATTATAAATAAATGACCCGACAGAAAAGTTATTCTGATTTGCTGAAATCTATCCCAAAACCTGTAAAAACACCAGAATTTAATATAGGTGGAAAGTTGATAATATGTTTAATAGAATATAGATTAATGGAAGAAATAGAATATGTAATTAATGCTGCATTACGTGTATATAATCCTCAAGAAATAGGATTTGCAATAGTACATGGTACAAATAATGAAAAATATATACAAGAAAAGTTTGGAAGCTGGAAGAATATAAAACTAATTAATACAAAACATCAAAATTTAGATAGAGGTGGATATTCTGCTTTATTAAAACAACCTCAATTTTATGAAAATTTTAGTAATTGGTCACATATGTTAGTATATCAAACAGATGCATTATTGATACGAAGAATAGATGATGTGTATTTTGATTTTGACTATATTGGTGCACCTTGGACAAGTAAAAATCAATGGACAAAATTTAATGCAGGTAACGGTGGATTTTCACTTAGAAATGTTAAAAATTGTATAAAAGCATGTGAGCCTCAGCGAGGAAAGCCTCATTCACAAATACATAGAGGAAATGAGGACGGATATTTTTGTGATCAAGATTGGTTTAATTATCCTCCAATAAATAGTGATTTACATAAAAACTTTGCTATGGAGAAGGTAAAATACAAGAATCCTATTGGTGTACATCAAATCTATCATAACTGGAATTTAACAAATCAAGAATATGATGATTTTATCAGTTATTCGAGAGGTTGTTTATGTGAAAATAAAAAATATCATAATACATCTGTAATTCGTGAATATATTCAAAACAGAAAAAAAGATACTATGACACACAAGAAGCTTAAAACAGATTTGGGAGGCTTAACAGCAGGTAAGTTAGAATTGTCTAATCAAAATATTAAATTTAAAATGGAAAATGTTCCTCATACACTAGATGTAAAACAGGAAATTGGTCCTTTTACTGTTAAGTATGATAATGAAAAACGAAATAGGTGGCATATTTCATGTAAGAATCACTATGAAATATTAATGTGTTATAAAGATGATCCAAATACAGTAGCTAAGACATACAATATTGACAAAACACATGAAGCATGTATTCATAAAAAGGCTCCAGGATTGAAATATATGTCAAAAGACAACGATCTTTATTTGATTTTTTATCCAGGATTTCCAAATGGTGGAGAAGCATGGGCAGATATACATGCTCCAACAGGAAGACACTTTCAACATTGTACACACTTACCGAGAGATGGTGCAATTATATTAAAGGCACCAATCGATGATAGTAAAAAAACTGTAGTTAATAAAGAAGTTATAGCTAAAGAGAAAGAGGTAAAAGTAGAAGAACAGATTAAGATAAAAGTAGAAGATAGATTTAGACATATTAACAATAAAATTTTAATATATGATTTGTATTGTGGTGTTGGGTATTATAACCAATTATTTTCTTTAGAAATAGCGGTATACCTAGCAGCTATATCAAAACGTTATTTAATATTAAATATAAGACACCCTTTAGTTGCATGTGGAAAACCAAATAAAGAATATGGTAATTTAATAGAATATGTAACAGAAAAGTTCAAAGAAGATCTAGTTGGATTTGAATGCTGTACATATAATGATTGTTATGCTCTAGAGAATGAAATAAACATACCAGCCAAAATATCAAATTGTGCAATTATTGACAAGGAATTAGATACAAAAGAAAATGCTGAAGATATTAAAGAATTCTGTCACTGGAGACAAAAGGTATCTAGTGATGTATTTAATCCTCTATTTTCAGATACAAAGGTAGTATCATTTAGTAAGAGTAACGCATCTAGAGTATTGTATAACTTCTATACAAATCAAGAAAACTATAAAATAATGAACAAGATATGTAAAAACTTGTCAGAGTATGATCCGTTGATTATTAGCACATTTAATAGCGTTTGGGAGAGAATACAAAACAAAGAGTTCATATCTGTTCATTTAAGATTTGGAGATTGGCATAAAGGTTTACCAGCTATAACACAATTGAACGAGACTATTCAAAATAATTTAACAGGCTGGTTAAATGAGAATAATGGGGGAGAATTACCATTATTTATAATGACAGATCGTAAAGACAATCCTTTCTTTAACGAACTAAAAAAAAAATGGACAATCTTTTTTACAGATGAATTTATGAACCAAGATGATATCATTAAACTTAAGAGTAAATATAAGAATACAACTGTTGCAGAATTTTTGGTTCAGAAACAATTATGTGAGATGGGACAAATTTTTATAGGTTCACAAGGAAGTACAGTTAGTGTTCACACACAATACATGAATCATTTAAATAATAAACCACACGAATATTATAGTTTTGTTAAATCAACAGCATTTAATTCAAATACTTTAACCATGAATTTAGTTAATCCACACAAAAAGTGGGGATGGAATAGACAGAATTATATGGGAGGACATCCTGTATCTTGGACTTTATATTTCGAGGATAATGTTTTACACGTTTGAACAATTAAAAACAAATAACGAAAATTTATTTATATGTAATATTCATATTATATATTATATATTATATATATATTATATAAATGATATATTCAGCATTTGATTGTAAAAATGTTCCTTTACAAACTAAACTCAAAGAAATTTTTAATAACAAAAGAGGTGGGTTTTATATAGAACTTGGGGCAAATGATGGTTTATTTCAAAGTAATACTGCCTTTTTTGAAAAAAAAATGGAGTGGACTGGAATATTGATAGAACCGTCGTTATATGGTTATAACAAATGTAAAGTAAATCGACCCAATTCAATATGTCTTAATTACGCCTGTGTATCTAATGATTATAAAGGTGAATATATTGAAGGTGATTTTCAAGATAATCATCCTATGGGAAGTATAAATGGTGATAGAAGAAGACAACGAACAAACTTGGTTAAAGTAAAAACAATTACATTAGAAAAAATTTTAAATGAACATTGCCATAAAACGATTGATTTTTTGTCCTTAGACACAGAAGGATATGAATTAGAAATTCTAAAAGGAATAAATTTAGATAAATATCGTCCCAAATATATGTTAATTGAAATATATAAAAAAGATTATAACGATATAGTAAATTTTTTAAATTTACACAATTATAAATTGCACTCTAATATTACAAACTATAACAAAAAAGATAAACCTTATTGGGATGGTACACATAACGATTATTTATTTGTAGATAATACTAATGTTTAATTGTATAATTTAAAATTGATTTTAACAATTAATAATAAAATAATATAAAAAATTGATTATTATTTTATTATATGGATAGTAACCAACCTGATACAGTCATGGTGGATAACTCCAACTTTCATTCTCTTAATGATAAATGGTGCTTGTGGGCTCATTTACCTCACGACACAGATTGGTCAATTGATAGTTACAAGAAAATTCATACATTTAATACTATGGAGGATGGAATAACCCTTTGTTCTTTAATTCCTGATAAAATGGTAAAAAATTGTATGTTGTTTTTGATGAAAGATGGAATTCTTCCAACATGGGAAGATGAACAAAATAGAAATGGTGGTTGCTTTTCCTATAAAGTACTAAATAAAAATGTATATGATAATTGGACAAAAATGTTTTATTTAATTATTGGACATTCATTATCAAATAACAAAGACTTTTTGAAAAAGATTACTGGTATTACTATATCCCCCAAAAAAAGCTTTTGTATTATGAAAGTATGGACATCTGATTGTACTATGCAAAATGCGTCTTTAATTAATACAACTGATATTAAAGGATTAGCAACTCAAGGCTGCTTATTTAAGAAACATTTACCAACTTATTAAAATTAATTTTAAAAATAAACAATAAAGTAAATATATTTTATTATTTATATGTACGTTCGTATTAAATCAATATGGGATTTATTATCAGCAACAATATTATTATGTAATTATATTATAATTTATGACAGCTTTACTGGTAATATACACTTACCGTTGGGTGTAATATTAACATTAACATTCGAAAAAATAGGTAAATTAATTACTGGTACATGGTATCCTCCTGTATTTGCTAGACCTGATAATGCATGTGATTGTTCTATTTTTAATGACGGAGGCCCTGTTGGTGGAAGACCAGGATTTCCTTCTGGACATGTAGCAATGGCTTCATATTTTGCTTACATTATGGTTTTTACATATTTTGAAAATAATTATCTTAATTTAAGTATTGCCACTTTATATCCTTTTATAATGGGGATAGCAAGATATTTTAAATATTGCCATAACATATATCAAATAATAGCTGGGTGGATACTTGGTTTTTTGGTAGCATATTTTATAAAAAATATAACTTGTTATAAAATAAAAAAAAATTAATTAACTAGATGGCAATGGTGCGAGGCAGAGTTTTATCTCTCCAAGACTAGCAACGTTATATTTAACAACCAACGGCAGATCGTTTTCAAGGTACATTTCTATTTGACTACATAGATTAGTACACTTAATAAAATAGCCTAAATTTTTTAGTGAAAATTCACCTTGAATAATTTTTGAAGCATCTTGTTTCAATAAAAATTCCATACTACCATCTGATTCTGCTCTATGAATTTCTGCTTGAGCGAACTGACCAGAACATTTAAATATTAATTCATTTCCTACTGACTTAATTTCTAGCTTATCAGAAATACATGATAAATCACGAATAATTTTTTGAAAATCTGTTGAAGGAAGATTAATAATTGAAGAAAATGTTACATCTGGTACCTCTAATTCTTCAGGATCAGGTTCAATCAATCTTAATTTTTGTGTTTTACATTGTTTTATATCTCCATTCTCAAATTTTAGTCCAAGATGTGAGGTTATTCCATCTTGATAATCATTATTTTCAATATATAATGTTAATGTATCATCATTATCAATTGAATTGATCAATTTGAATAAATGAAACATGTTTACACCAATAATTATTTTTTCTTGTTTACACTCATAATATTCAAAATTACTTGCTGCTAAATAAAGATGAGCTAAAATTGTATGTGACTTATCCATGTTTATTATTCTTATACCATCTGGCTGAAAAGAAATATTTGTTTCTAATAAGATATCTTTTAACGCTGTCATTAATGTTCTGAATGGTGATATTTGCACAGTTTTAATAGTTAAAACATTATTAATGTATTGATTTGCGTCAAAACTACTCATTTATAGATTATTTTACGCATATCTTTTAAATACTTATTAAAATTAATAATAATTATTTAAATTACATATCATATTGAGTTTTTAATAAAATAGAAAAAGATATTTCATTTCCATTTAAATCAACCGTTCTTCCATATTCGTCTACGAGTTGTATTTTTAATTTCTGTATGTCAACTGGACCAAAATATTTTCTTGGAGGACTGTCAACATTTAGAGTATCTTTTTCAGAATTTACATTTCCTATTCTAGCTATTACATTATTGTTTTGAACATAACTATTTGTTCCATTAACAACTGTTTGATAAAAATTATTCTGAAAGTCATCTACTACTAAATTTGCGTAATTGACTCTTTTTAATTGAACATTATTTGTAAAAGTATGTGTTGTTCCATCTTCTACTATGAGTGTTTCTTCGGTATGTCCCATTATCCATCCCAATTTTTGTCGTAAATTAGGTAATACATCATCATCCCCATTCCATGTTTTATTGAAGTAAAGAGTTCTTTCATCACCTGATGCTGCGTATGTTAATTTATTACCAACTTTACTAAATGTACCAGCAGCCCCCAATACTGTTGCTAATGTATCTATTGTATAATTACCGTCAGGTATAGTTAAACGTTGAATAGCACCAGTATTAATTTGATAATGTAAAAAATTATTTTTTAATTTATCCGATATCTGTAAAAAACCTTCTAATTCTTCTATTGTTTTGACTTGCATAGATATTACATTTTTCATTAAATTTGGAAAAGATATTGTAAAATCTGTGCTTAATGATTTTTGATCATCTCTAAATCTAGAATCAACATTTATTAATATTTCTGCTGTTTTTCGTTGAACTGGGTTTATGATACCACGTGTTTCGTCATCTGCTAACTGAGGTGGTTTTTGAATTAAGAAATTACCTCCCTCCTCTATTATATTGTTTGTTAAGAAGTTTGTCGGTGAATCCAATAATATTTCTTTAGCTGTCATTAAGAAATTAAGAGTTTTTTCTTTTGTTTGGGAGTCTATTTTTTTATCTAGTTCTATTTTCTCTTTCAAATTTTTCATATTTATCTCCAAATCAGCATTTGTATATATTTTGGATTTTAAATCAAATAAATCTTCTAACTCATTTTTATCATAATGATCTATATTTAGGTCGAACATGTATATATAAGGAAAATAAATAATTTTAAGTAATAGTAGAAATTATTTAAAAATATAATTACTAAATAATTAAATGTCAAGTGACAAAGAACTTAATATTACTCTAAAAAAGAATGCATGTTTAGAAAAAATCACCCAAGTTTTTGATAATAATGCTGATAATGAATTTATTATTGAAAAAATCTATAATCATATTCACAGTTTAGATATTTTTATTATTAACCTAAAAAAACAAATTGAAGAAAGAGCATTACGGAAAGAAGAATTAACAAAACAAAAAGAAATTTTCACAAAAAAATTCTTGTATAACAATCAGTTTTTTTTCAATTCATCTAATAATAGATATTTTTATTATGATGGTATTAATTATTTTAATCAGAGCGAAGATGATATCCTTTTTAAATGTGTAACTGGTATTTCTAATCACCTTAATTTAAATGAATGGAAACAAAAAACTAAAATTTCTGTACTAAAAGAAATTAAGAATAGAAGTATCTTTAAAACTATACCTGAAACCGTTACTATACAAAATGTTATTAATAAATTATCCCCTTTATTTTTTAAAACTAAATATGAAACTAAATACTTTTTAACCATTATAGGTGATAATATATTAAAAAAAGGTTCCGATCTAATATACTTTGTTAATCCTAAATGTAAAACATTCTTTAATGAGTTACAAGAACAAATCTATATATCATTTGGTAATTATAATATTTTTGATAATTTTAAGACAAAATATAAAGACCATACTTTATTTAATATTCGTATTATTGATGTTAATAATAATATTGAAAATAAGGATCTATGGAGTAATTTTGTTAAAGATTCTGCTTTAGATTTTATATCTGTATGTACCCATTATAGTAACCGCTTTGAAACTTCTGAATTTTATTTATATAATGAAGCACGAGAATCTATTAAAAAAAAAGTCTTATTTTTAAAATCAAATGACCAAGATTCATTAATTGAATTATTTATTAAAGATTATTTAATTTTTGACTCTACTATTAAAAATGAAATTAGTTGGAAAAACATGCATTTTTTATGGAAAAAATTTATAGAAAATTTAAATATACCAAATGTTGTATATACTCAATCTTTAAAAACTAAATTATCTATGGAACTAAAAACTGTCAACGATTTTTTTATTGGTATTACCAGTAAATATCTTCCTAATATTGAAGAATTTTTATGTTTTTGGGAAGAAAATATGAAATTTGAAATTAAATCTAATTTTACAAATGAATTTGAAATTAGTGAAATTTTGTTATTATACAACGACTATCGTATTTCAAAAAATATGGGTTTTTCAGATATTGAAGAAGATTTTATAATACAAATTATTTATCATTTTATGGATAATATTGAGGTTGAAAATAACAAATATTTGTTAAATGTTTATTCAAAATTATGGGATAAAGAAATTGATGTATACTCTTCAATACATGACTATTTAACAAAAACAGATAATTCTGAATTATATGGTGCTTATGAATATTATATAGACACATCAAAAGGTAAAAAGTTTATTGTCAGTAAACGATATTTTGAAAAATGTTTTTCTAATTATTTTAATGATAACTAATTATTAAATAAATATATAATATATATAT